GACATCTTCGATATTGTTGAACATGCTATTGATTATGCCTTTGAGGGACAAATGAATTTAAAATTCTACGACTTCTTGAAAGCCAACAAAACTAAAAAGCATGAGGTTGATTCTTTTATTGAAAGCACCACGGCTGCAGAACTCAGCGATCTCACATTAGAACTTGATGAGTACATCAAAGGTGGCGCTGATAATGAACACAAACAACTCCGCGAGGGTTATGGTCACATCCCTAAACCTCAAGCAAGAAAAATAAAAAATTATTTGTATGGCATCTTGGAAGATGCATGGAGGTATAGTAATGACCGACGACCTGGACGGAGAAAAAAGCATTCTAAATAATCAGGAAACCCACATTAATCGTGGGGTTGAATTATTACTTCGCAATAGGAGGAGAAAACCAGACCCGCCCAAAACTTTTCAGGTAAAGTTCGGTAAAATGGTCTCCTTCTTCAAGAGAGAGATTGTTTTACATCTTAACTTCTACCTAGACATCAGAAAGAAATAGTCTCTGGAGGACAGAAGATGTTAGCAGTAACACTTACGATAGGAACATTAGTATCAATCATGTTCTTTTTTGTTGGAGGTATGGTAGGATGGTTGGCAAAGGAACATGCTTACCAAACTCAACCCGTTTATACTCATCCAGAGATGTTTGATGAAAACGGTAATGTCCTCCCCGATGAAATTTTAGCAGTACGATTTGAAAACGATTATGAGTCCCACGAAGACGACGATGAAGGTTAAACTTCCCCCCAATCCTTTTATTCATGAAATCCTTGAACTTGCTAGCAAGCAACGTTCCAAGGCAAAGAAGATTGAGATTCTCAAAGAGTATGAAACTGATGCTCTAAAGACTATCTTTATTTGGAATTTTGATGACACGGTAGTCTCTGTTGTTCCAGAAGGTGAGGTTCCATTTAAAAAGAATGAAGTTCCTGTAGGAACGGACCACACCTCTCTGCGACGTGAACACAAGAATCTCTATCACTTTGTCAAAGGTGGTAACGATACACTCTCTACCATTCGTAGAGAAACCATGTTCATTCAATTACTTGAGGGATTACATCCTGAGGAAGCAGAAATTATTTGCTTAACAAAAGATAAACTATTGCAATCTAAATATAAGATAACTTATGATATGGTCAAAGAAGCTTATCCAGATATTCAATGGGGAGGTCGCTCATGACGGTTGAGGTAGCCGAACAACAGCAAGAGGAAATGGCAAGTCATAGTCAAGACGGTAAAGCAGTCAATCAATCTGACTATGGATGCCAAATCCTTCTCGAAAAAACCTCTCTTGAAGCAGCAAACGATAAATCTTTTCCAACAGATGCCAGATTGATTTGGTATATCGTGGATGGTGTAGAACATATTGATCTTACTCGCTGCGGTAAGGTCTCTAAGATGTTTGACATGTACTATGATAAGTATGGTAAAGGAAGTGTCCAAAGAATTGACTTTGGATATGGATCAGTGAATCCAAAACTGTGGGGAGTCAAACCTAAAAAAGACAAGAAGAAAAAATGAACGAAGAGGATCTCAAAGAACAAATTAACTCCTTGATTCGCGATGAAATCCAAGACGTTATCAACGATTATGTTGATGAGAAAGAAGAACAAAGTCAAGGTGGTCTTGGGTTTGTTCGCACCGACGAGGAGAAGCAGTTAAAAGTAAGTGTTTCTCAAAAAGAAATTGATAAGATTATCAAGGAATATAAACGTATCAAGAAGGGTGCAAGGTCTAATCTAACTCATATCAAAAAGTTAGGATTAGTAGACAAACATGGTAACCCATTAAAATAAATACAACAGTTGACTTGTCAACGATATTTTGTTATAGTCGCACTATGAAAAACTACTTTCACTATGTCTTATAAACCCTATTCATCTGAGTGGCATCGCAAGAGGTATCTCAAAGAAGCAATCGACACATACTTCGATGACTACGTGGATAACGAAGTAATCTACGGAGATATCATGGATATCCTAGGTGATAGGATGTCTGCTGCGGTTAATGAGGTTAATAAGGTTCTTGATCTAAAAGATAAACTTAAATTGAACTAACATGCTCTCCACCCAATACAGACTCAGACTTGAGTCCATTTGTAGATGTATTGCGAACAAAGAAGAGGTCCCTCTAGAGGATATGATCTGGGCAGAAAAACTTGCCAAAGCACATACTCTTGCTAGAGATTGGTTGCAAAAGGCACGTCGCCAGGCATCACAGGATATTGAAGAGGGAAGTATTGATGATTTTATGAATAGGATGGGATTAGGTGATCCCGACCCATCCAATCACAAAACGGGATTCGATGGTGCAGATGAGATTGTAGATTGGTTTCAAAGAGATAAACCTGATGACTGGAGGCAACGTGACTAAGAAACTTTTTCTTGTCGATATTGAGGGATGTAAATCTATCATGCATGATGGATATATTCAACTTGGTTTTTTCCCTCACTCTGCTGAAAGACATATTGAGTTAAGTAATTCTATCTGTGGTGATAATCCAATTGACTGGGAAGTGACATACTGGATGCCTGATCCATTTTGTAATAGATATAAAAGAAACTCTTTTCAGAAGACTATGAAGGCGAATGAAGGTTCACCCAAGACTGATAATTCATCAGATTATCCTAATCAAGCAGAAACCAGATTAAACAGAACAGTATGACTGAGATTAAGATTACTCCCGAAACATACAAAAAGATGAATGAGGAGTTTGAAGAAGACGGACTTTCCTTTAGAGTTACTGTTCCCACGCAGAAACAGATTGATGCTTGGAAGAATCAATCATCACTGTATTTTGAAGCACCACCTGCTAGAGATCTGGTTCAGGAGATGTGGGATAAGATTGGGGGCAGACCTAATGACTGACAAAGAAATTCCATGGTGGAAACTGCATGAAGTTGCAGATGAATTAAATGGTACATTGAGACACATTTCTTGTGTCGATAGTAATGGTAGAAAGTACAAACGAGTTGTAATCGAGTACGAAGAAAATGACAACAGCAGTAATCTATAGTAACGGCAGTCAAGAATGTGAACGAATTGCTCAACTTCTCAGATCCATTGGAGGTGAGTTTTTAGAATACAAACTTGACAAGCATTTTACACAGAGTGCATTTGAGCAGGAGTTTGGTGACGAAGCCACTTACCCTCAAGTTGCCATTGATACGAAACACATTGGCAGTATGAAGGAGACCCTTCAATATATGAATAGTCATGGTATGTTTCTGTAGAAAACATAAAATTGTATCACAAGTTACAAAACTACTTGACTAGATAGTTCGTAGGGTCTATAATAGACCCATCGTTCATCCCACTTTTTGGGACGCAAGTAAGTCGCGGAACGGATCGTTCATCCCCTCGGGGACGCAAACGACTGAAGGAACGGGGACCACAAACCCTAACTTCAGGAGACCTACGATGAACACACTTAACATCATCAGAAAGCAGATCAACAAAGCATCTGCTCTTCACGACGCTCAAATTACTCACACCGCTTATCGTGGTGTTAAGACTAAAGTCACGAACGTCAAACCATCTGAAGTGCATGGTAAGTTCACCTACCGTGGACACACCTACACTAAGTGATTGACTTACATTTTTAGTATGGTATAATGGGAGGGAAACCTCCCATTTTTTATGGACAGAGAGAAACTAAAACTCATTGTGAGAAATCTAAAATCTCTTGTAGATGTATTGGAATCAGAGGTATACTCTGATGTCGATGCATACAAAACCAAACAGGAGAATTTTGATGATCCTGCCGCATATTACATAACCGATTACGACGAAGTTTTTAATGACGATGACGGATACCCCGATTAAATTGATTAGTGTCACTCCTGACGCTGAGAAACACATGGCTTATTGTGCCCGTGTGAGCAATCCTAACAACCAGGAGAATGAAAAGTTTTCTGGGTTGCTCAAGTATTGTGTGAAGCACCAGCACTGGAGTATCTTTGAGCAGGCATACATGACCCTGGAAATCAATACCACCAGGGGGGTAGCAGCTCAAGTGCTCCGGCACCGTTCGATGACATATCAAGAATTTTCACAACGCTATGCTGATTCTTCCCTACTCGCGGAGGAGATCCCTCTACCTGAACTACGCAGACAAGACACCAAGAATCGTCAGAATTCTATTGATGATGTTGACCCGTTCGTGGTCCAGAAATATGAAATGCTGATGCAACAGCATTTTAGAGAGGCGATGGATCTCTATAAGAAGATGCTTGATGATGGAATCGCAAAGGAGTGTGCTCGTTTTGTGCTTCCTTTAGCAACGCCTACTAGACTCTACATGACGGGTTCAGTTCGTTCATGGATCCACTATATCGATTTGCGTTCTGCTAACGGTACACAGAAGGAGCACATGGACATTGCTCTGGGTGCTAAGAAGATTTTTATCGAACAGTTTCCTGCCGTTGCGGAAGCAATGGAGTGGATTTAATAAATATAAGAAAAGGATTGAACGTTTATGCCAACGTACCCCGTTATTAATTTAGAGACGAAAGAAAAGAAGACTCTTAACATGACCATGAAGCAGTATGCTGAGTGGAGAGAAGAAAACCCAGGATGGGATAAGGATTGGCAAGCAGGTGTTGCCGGAGTTGGAGAGGTAGGTGAGGTTTACGACAAACTTAAAAAATCTCACCCAGGTTGGAACGATGTCCTTCGTAAGGTATCGAAACAACCTCGCTCCAACGTCCGTCCTATCTGATTTTTTCTTCTATGCCAACTAAAAGAAAGTCTCAACAACCAGTAGTCCCATTCGGGATGAGCAATAAGCACATGAAAAGAAAAAAACCAATTAATTCAGACTTGATGAAACCCATCGAGCCCCTGACAGAGAATCAAGAGGAACTTTTCCGCTGTTATAAGAACGATCAAAACCTCGTTGCTTATGGTTGTGCTGGAACTGGTAAGACTTTCATCACACTCTACAATGCACTGAAAGATGTATTGGATGTAAAATCACCCTATGAAAAGATATACATCGTCAGGTCCCTTGTAGCGACTAGAGAGATTGGTTTCCTACCGGGAGATCATGAAGACAAGTCTTCTCTTTACCAAATTCCTTATAAGAACATGGTAAAGTATATGTTTGAGATGCCCACAGACTCAGATTTTGAGATGCTGTATGGTAATCTCAAGAACCAAGGGACAATTTCATTCTGGTCTACGTCTTTCATTCGCGGCACCACACTTGATAATGCAATCATTATCGTTGACGAATTTCAAAACTTAAACTATCATGAACTTGATAGTATTATCACTAGAATTGGTCAAGACTCCAAGATTATGTTCTGCGGTGACGCTACACAGACTGACCTGCTAAAGGACAGAGAGCGTAATGGTATTGCAGACTTCATGAAAATCTTGCGTATCATGCCTTCAGTTGATATTGTTGAGTTTGGAGTGGAAGATATTGTTCGCTCTGGATTGGTGAAAGAATACTT